TGTTAATTTTTAGTTAAAATGTTTTTTATAAACAAATAATGTTTACATTTGCGTATAACAATTTAAAAAACAAACAAAATGGACAAACTACAAATTTTATTCAAATTAGAAACCTGTATAGAGGTTATGAAAACAACTGAAAATGTTTATGTACGTAAACAATTAGAGTTAATTGCTGAAGCATTAGTAAAAGATTGGAATGAATCTGATGCTTATGCTCAACAGATTAGAGAAGTATTAAATTATGATGAAACAATGAACAATTTAAATAATATAAGAATATGAAAAACGCAATAAAATTTGCATTATGGTTATCTGAAAATATGTATGAAGATATGTATCAAGATATAGAAGAAAATGGTAAAACTTGGGTAAGCTATGAAGATAATGATGACCATAGTTATTCAGATTATAATACTGCAAAAAGATATACAATTGAAGAATTATATAATAAATATAAAAATGAATGAAGCTGCATACTTTACAATACAATCTAAAGTACAAGTATTAGATAGAGAATTGTTCCAATACCTTGGTGAATTAATGTCTGGACAAAGTTTAACATCTGATGACCATTTAAAGATAATGATTGATAGTACAGAAAGAGAATTAGCAACATACGATTACATACTAAAACTAATAATAAACAATGGAAACAAAAATTAAAACATTCGATAACAAGATTTGGGATAAGCAAGAACTAATAGATAATATGTATGATGATACATTTTATTATGGTTATTTAGGTAAACAAGCATTATCTTCATCAAGTCTTAAAATGGTACTATCAAGTCCTAAAACTTATAAGTACGTTACAAAGTATGGACAAAGTGAAACACAACCTTTAAGAGATGGTAAACTATTCCACACAATGATTTTAGAGCCACATAAGATAGATGAATTAACTATTGTAGATGTAGCAACAAAAGCAGGAAAAGCATACAAAGAAGCAAAAGCAGAAGGTAAAGAAGTTTATACTACAAATGAGATTAAAGCTGCTGAAAGATTAGCTGATGCAATTTTAAGAAATGATGAAGCAGTACACTATATGTCTAAAGCACAATTTGAAATTCCAGAAATAGCAATGATAAACGAAATACCATTTAGAGCTAAAGCAGATATATTAAAAGACAATATGATAGTTGATTTAAAAACAACTACAGGATTAAATGAATTTAGATATTCAGCAGATAAATACAGTTACGATTTACAAGCATATCTTTACAGGGAAATGTTTAACGTTGATGAATTTGTTTTTGTATGTATTGACAAAGGAAGTTTAGATATTGGAATATTTGAATGTTCAGATGAATTTTATGAGAAAGGCAAACGTAAACTTGAACAAGGAATAGATAATTATAAATACTTCTTTGGAGAAAATAGCGATGTAGATTTAAACCAATATGTATTAAGAGGAATACTTTAAATAAAACAAAATGGAAATAACAGAAAGATTAAAAGAAATAATATTAAAAGAAACTGATATAGATGTTTCTAAAAATAGCAGAAAGCATAATATAATAGAAGCAAGAGCATTATATTTTTATTTGGTAAAACATTTTAAACCTAAAATGACATTGCAAGAGATAGCTGAATCAGTAAATAAGAATCACGCTACTGTAATACATTCTTTAAATAACTATCAAATGTATGAAAAGTTTAATAACGATTTAAGAAGTTTAAGAAACATAATAATAAATCAAATGGATGAAGAAAACATTTTAAACACAGAAGATAATGAAGAATTAAGATTAGAGATTAAAAAGAAGAACTTAAAAGTATCTGAATTAGAAATACAATTACAAGAAAGTAATTTAAGAATAAACAAACTTGAAAAAGCAGCATACGAATACAAAATAATAAACAACTTAAACAACCTTCTTAATAAAACAAAAGATACAGAACATCACAATGTAATGATACTACGTTTAGAAGCTATCTACGATATGAATATGAAAGTAATAGAACATAATAAAAACAATTAAGATGAAAACAATAAACAATTTAATAGAACAAATAGTAGATTTAAAAATAGAATTAATAAGATTAGAAAATAAAAACAAAAAAATAGATAATGAATTAAATACAAGTAAAAATATAATAGAAAATTTAAGATTAGAATTAACAAATATAAGATTAATAACAAGTGTAAATAATAAATAAGATGCCAGATATAACAATGTGTTCAGGAAACTACTGCGAATTAGCATCTATATGTTATAGATATAAAGCAGAACCAAGTAAGTTTAGACAATCATACTTTTGTAAACCACCTAATGAAGGATTAGAATGTGAATACTTCTGGGAATATAAAACTGATGAAGAATGAAATATATATTAGTATTATTAGCTTATGAGTTTATAAGGTCAAAGTTAATTTGGCTATGGTATTATTTAATTAAAAAAGGAACAGAATGAAACCAATACATAAATTTAATAATGGTAAAGGTGCTACATTATGCCATTGTTGTAGTAAGATTATAAACACAGGTTTTACTGATGCTTTATACTGTAATGAAATATGCGAATCAAAACATAATTTAAAATTAAATTTTACCGATAAAGAATATCGAGAACAAATTGATTCTGAATTTAAACAGATAAAAGAAAGAGCAAATAATTTAATGAGATTGAAAAATGGATTTAAAGATAAACAATAAACAAAAATGTTTATTTTTAATTTGAATAAACAAATTATTTCAAGATGGAAAATAAAAACAATTGGGGTGGTAAAAGAGAAAATGCAGGTAGAAGTACAAAAGCAGAAGAAGTAAAGTTACTTGAAAAACTTGGTGCATTAGAACCAATAGCATTTATGGCATTAGAAAAAGGATTAGAGAATGGTGACTTTAAATTCACACAATTATTCTATAATTATTATGCAGGTAAGCCAAGAGAAACAAAAGACATTACAGTAACAAATGAACAGCCTATCTTTAACATCAATTTTGATGACATTTAAGCAACTATTATATGGAGTTTGTATTAACTACTGCAATAAGAAAGTTATCACGTTTAAAGCAACGTATTAAGGTTATTAGAGGAGGTACTTCAGCAGGTAAAACTTTTGGAATACTTCCTTTACTAATTGATAAAGCAATAAAAGAACCTATGCTTGAAATAAGTGTAGTATCTGAATCAATACCACATTTACGTAGAGGTGCTTTAAAAGACTTTTTAAAGATTATAATGGCTTTAGGTAGATATAATGATGACCAGTTTAATAAGTCAACTTTAAAGTACACATTTGCTAATGGTAGTTATATTGAATTCTTTTCTGTGGACCAACCAGACAAGTTAAGAGGGGCAAGAAGAAACATTCTTTACGTTAATGAGTGTAACAATATAGATTTTGAAAGCTATTACCAAATGGCAATTAGAACATCTGGTGATATATGGTTGGATTATAATCCTGCTTCTACATTTTGGGTAGACAAAGAAATATTAACACAAGACAACATAGACTTTATTACATTAACGTATTTAGACAATGAAGCATTAAGTGATACTATAATAAAAGAAATAGAATCAGCAAAGGTAAAAGCAATAACATCTACGTATTGGGCAAATTGGTGGCAAGTATATGGACTTGGTCAAACAGGTTCTTTAGAAGGTGTATGTATTACAGATTGGAATGAAATAGATTTACCAACTGATGCAAGAATATTATGTTATGGAATGGATTTTGGTTATTCAAATGACCCTACAAGTTTAGTTGCTATGTATAAATACAATGATGCTTATATATTTGATGAAATAATTTATAAGAAAGGATTATTAAATAGTGAAATATCAAATCTATTAAAAGCAAATGAAGTAAATGATATTGTTTATGCTGATAGTGCAGAACCTAAATCAATAGCTGAGTTAAATAGTTATGGACATAATGTAATACCTGTATCAAAAGGAAAAGATAGTATCGTATATGGCTTAAATTTAATCAATCAAAACAAGATATATGTTACATCAAGAAGTAAGAATCTAATAAACGAATTAAGAAACTACATTTGGTTAACAGATAAAACAGGTGTTAAAATGAATAAACCAATAGATGCTTATAATCACGCAATAGATGCAATGAGATATGCAGCAACATCACATTTAGAGAACCCAAACAAAGGAAGTTATTTTATTTACTAAAATACTTTATAACGTCGATAATCAACGTTATCTAACAAATATATAAACTATGACATACGGAGAAATGATTGCAACAATACAATGTTATATACACCACATAAAGAATGTACAAGTGGTTATTAATTTGCCACGTAATATAGGTGAGATTAGAAAGATGCAAGAGATGTATAAAATAGCAAGTGCTTACCTTTCATCGTAGGATAACTATTAAAATTAGGGTTTATCTTTACATCAAAGGTAATGTTAAATAAATGTTAAAGTAAAATATAAATAACAAAAAGTATTATATTTGTAAAATATATTTAATCTTAAAACAAACACTATGAAAACAGCAATCCAAGAATTATTTAGTAAATTAGAAATAGAGCATCCAGCTTTATTTAACACAAACACTTTAGAAGGCAGACAATTTGTAAATGATTATTATAAGTTTTTTGAATTAGAAAAGAAACAGATTATATTTGCTCACGGAAATAAAACAAAAAATATTAAGATTATAACTTCAGATGATAGTTATATTTTAACAGGAGAAGATTATTATAAAGAAACTTTTAAAATAGAAACAATATGAAACAATACGAAGTTAAAGGTTGGTACAGATACGCTGACAACGAGAAAGATTATGAGTATGCTAATATAATAGCAACAAACGAACAAATGGTTATTACACTATTTAGAGATATGTTTAAACAGAACTTCTTTGCAATAGATATAAAAGAGATTACTAATGCTAACTGTTAATTAATGATGGTGCTAAAAGGATGAAAAAGGTTTAACAGTAATCTGGAGTACAAGCAAATCATTAGTCAGTAAACCTGCTCTTATGTAAGCATCGGAACTGATAATTCGAAATGGCTATAAGAAAAACACAAGGTTAGTAATTTAAATTAAAGTACCAGTAGAGCTTCCCGTAAGAACAGCCTTCTGGTCTTTTTTTTGTTCACTTATTTTTAATGTTCATTATTTGTGAACGTTAATTATTTGTGAACTTTTTTTTGTTTAATACAATTTACACTTTATTTTATTATTATAAAAAACAAATCAAATGAAATTAGAAATAACAATACCTACTAAATTAAGTGAAATAAAACTTTCACAATATCAGGCTTTTTTAAAGATAGCTAAAGACAATGAAGATTCAGAATTTCTGCATCAGAAGATGGTACAGATATTTTGTGGAATAGATTTAAAAGAAGTTGCCTCGATTAAATATAAAGATGTAAATGATATTACTACATCTATTGGAAATATGTTTAACCAGAATCATTCTTTTATACCTACATTTAAAATGGGTGGAACTGAATTTGGTTTTATTCCTAATTTAGAAGATATGACATTTGGTGAGTATACAGATTTAGACACGTATATAACCGATTGGGATGAGATACATAAAGCAATGGCAGTATTATATAGACCAATTAAAAAGAAAGGCTTAAATGGCACTTATGAGATTGAAGATTATAATGGAACTATAACTTATGCAGAAGTAATGAAGTTTGCACCATTAGATGTTTGTTTAGGTGCTACTGTTTTTTTTTATCGTTTAGGCAACGAATTATTGAAAGCTACGATAGCTTATTTGGAGAAGGACACGGAGGTACAGAATATTCTGCAGTCGGAATTTTCAATTCTAGATAC